ATCATCTTGGAAGACTATCAGTATGGATGAGTATGAAAACTTTGATGGTTTTTCTAGGAATAAAAAATTCTTTAGAGACTAAAAGTATTTAGAGCCAAGGAGAACCCCTCATGGAAACATGGGGGTTTTTTTATTAATTAAAATGCATATATTATCGCACCTAAAACTGGATCACGGTTGTTAATTGCTAGTTGACTGGTTTGATAATACTTTTGTTCAGTATTATTAGAACCTATTACACTAACTGAAGAATCTACTACAGTACCAAAATCACTCATTTTACTTTCACCTAATACATCAGTCATTTCTTTTTTTACTAATTGTCTAAGGTTTTTTTCTCTACGATTAAATTCACTAACACTTCCTTCAAAACCTTCTAGTCTTGATCTTCTAGCTAGTAACTCTTGCACTCGTTGTCTATCTCTTAATTGTTCTGCTTCACTTTCCCCACCAAAATTAACACCAGCAATTGTAACTCCTTTATTAATTTTATCTGCATCCTCTTTAGCTATTCGAAGTTGTCGGTCTATTTGTTTTAATTCTCGTCTTTTATTTGCTGCATCTCTTTCACTTTCAAAACTTTTTAAACTTTCTTCTTGTTCTTTTTCAAGTTCAAAACCAAGAAATTTTTTAAGACTCAAAAATAAATTTGTAAATATACTAGTAATATCTGACCAAACTTGTTTTGCTTTATCCGTAATAGTATTTAAAGCTTTATCAACAGCATCCTTACCAAAGAATCCTAAAAATCCACCAATAACTGCACCGATGGCACCACCTATTACTGCTCCAATAGGCCCAAATGCTATCAACCCAAATCCAGCAAACATTGATGCAAATTTACCAGCATTTTTTAAAGCATTTTCCATACCTTTACCTTCTCCAGCAAGTCCAGCAGCAATACTTTTAGAAATATCTTTACTTTTACTATATTCATTAAAACCATCATTTATAGCCATTGATAATCCTGTTGCAATTCCTGCCAGTCCAAGAGCTCCCGAAACAGCTGGTGTAGCTAAAAGTTTCGCTATTCCTGCTTTGGTATATGCTAAACTTATTCCTTTCATCATCAAACCAATACCAGCTTTTAAACTACCAAATAATATGCCAGGAAATAATAAAGCAGAAAGACCAATAAGAGTATCATAGTTTTCTTCTAACAGTGAAATTATACCTTTTTCACCATCAAATACTGCAACAGTATCTTTAAAAAGTTTTACAAGTTTATCTTTTATGAGTATACCAAAAGGAATGATGTACTTGTCTAAAATATGTGCTAATTTTGGAATAATAACATCAACAAATTCACTAACCATTCTCATTAGGTTTGGACTGTTTAGAAATGAAAGAGCAGCAAGAGCTAAAGCTCCTAACGCAAACTTCTTTAAACCACCTAAACCAGACCTTACTCTTTCTACGGCTTGAGAAGCTAAACCTTTTAGATATCCACTCATTGTTTTTATACCATTAACAAGCTTTTGTGTCTGTCTTTCATTTCTTTCTTGAATTTCTGCTGCTTTAGAACCACCTGTAAAGAATTTAGAAAATCCAGTTTTTATGTTACCCAAAAAAGAAATTTGCAAATCATTATCTTTTTTTGTATTTTCTGCATTTTTATTTTGCCTCGATTCCCATGCCTTTCTACCAGCCTCAACTCTTACTTTATGCTGTTCCTCTTTTAAACGATCAGCCTCAGCACGTTCCTCAGAAGTCATTAACATTCTAGTTGTTTCTTTTTGAGCAGTAACTAGAGCTTTAAAATCATCAGCCATTTACTTGTCACCCTTTGAATTACCAGAACCACAATACAAACCAAACCATGCGGCACCAGCACCCACAACTACGGATACAAATGCACTCTGGGCGTTAGTAGGTTCTGGAAGTGTCATGAACCATTCTGTTACTCTATAGAACATGATACCATAAAGAGTGATTAACATACGTGGCCAGATTCTCCACTTGTCGATTACTGAGGAGTCAATAGTATTATACCATGCTGGTTTCTCATTTGTACTTCTATCAACTTCTATTATATTTACTTGGTCATTATTATTTGCCATTTGTAAGTTCCTCAATTTTATTTGAGTTGTTTTCTATTCTATTACTATTATTTAGGGGAGTATGGTCAAAAATTATCTTTTCTATCTTCAAAAAGTCAATACGTTCATTAGGGACATATCGCCATACATAATCACCATCTAACTCTCCACCAGACTTAGTAACACCAAATACTGTCTGTGATATACCTATCTTAACGATTAATGCACGTTCTCCATCAATAAGAACATGATCACCTTCTTGAAATTGTTTGTTCATTTGAAACGCAAGACCTTTGCTAAACTTAGTCGCAAAGTCCTTTATCATAAATCCTATGATAACAATCATTACCATACCAATATATGGTAACAAAAATTCAGTCATTTCTAATGCAGCTGCATTTGGTGTTGGTATATCCATTGTTTCTTTCTTTTAAAAGTATTTATCGATTTTTGTTACGTTCTTCTTCTTGTTTTTCTAAAAATTCCACTAGTAATCCTACGTATATTTCCCTCTCCCAAGGCACCATATTTTCTAAGTCTGATAAACTATAATTATGATGTTGCATTAAAGCAAAATTTGTTTTATAATAATTTGTTACAGAATCATGAGAGAGGGCTACTCGAAAAAACTTTGGATTCCCTCTATGGTAACTTCACCTTTCTTTTTAGTTTTAGGATTGGTAACATTAATAGTATGAGCAACTTTAGGCATAGAATCAAAAAAACCTGTTATATTTTCAAATTGTTCACTTGTAAAACTATCAATAAATTCATCTAAATCTGATTCAGACATATCAACTCTATTATGAACATCTTCACCATCATGAACCTCAAGTATACACTTTTTAATCATTTCTATAGCCACACCTATACCTACTTCTGCATCCTCTGAATTAAAACCTAATACATCAGTTAGTGTAGGATATCTCATAAAAATTTTAATTTTATCTGTTAATTGTATTTCATTGGTGTGTTCTTTTTTCATAGTAACACCAATTTGTTCTAAGTTTATTTTAACAGGGACTCTAGTTTTATTATCATCAGGGCATATAATTGATAATTCTACTTTTTCTCCTACAGATTTTCCACGTATTCTTAAAAATAAATATTCTACATCAAACATGGGAATTTTATATGGGTCAATTTTATCATAAGTACAACCACTAATAATTCCAGCAAGAGAATTTTTTATTTGTTGCTCATCTCCAGACTCAGAGGCCATCATTAAAACTTTTTGTTCTTTAACTAAGAAAGGTCTGTATTTGATTTTTTCACCAGTTGAGGGTTGCTCAAGTTCATAGACTTGAGTATCTAGTCTTGGTAGTGCCATAATTTTTCATCCTTTATTATAATCTATCTAATATTCTAGGTACGTTTCTAGAAATATTTCTCTCCACACTTCTAATCACTGTGTTAAAAATTCTTCCAAATACATCTCTGCCTGTCTGATTTTCATCTAGATTTGTCCACTTTCTAAAAGTAAACTGTACGTTTGTTTTAAGTATTTCTGTGGCAGGTTGATAATTTAGATTGGATGCCGTAATAGTTTTAGGAAAAACTTCTTCCATTCTTAAACCATATCTACGGCGATCTTGTTGATCCAGAAGATAAATTTCCATAGAACCAATATAGTCATTATAGTAACCTATATTAAATGTTTGTTCATTAAAAGCTTGTCTTTGCCAGTTCTCAAAAAATACTCTTTCATTAAGACTAGAACTTGCTTGAAAATCTATTGAAATTTCATCTGCAAAAGTTACACCTTCAACAATTTCTCTGTCTGGGCCATATATATTTGAATCTGTACTTGTGGTTAATGTTCTTCCAGGCAATACAACACTTTCTGCTCGAAGAGATATATTCTGTATGTTTCCACCTCTTTCTTTATTTGCAAATATATTCTCTTGATTACCACCACCAATTTTTGCTGGAGGTAAAATTAGAACTTCATATCTGTTTGGTAAAGCGTATCCTTCATTTGAATGAAAAGCAGATAAAACGTCATTCAAAACACCAAAAGCTGTACCTTCTAAAAACTGTGCTACTGCCATTAGATCATTCCTCTAGAGTCAGACCATACTTCTTTTGCAGATGCTTTTCTAAATCTTTGTACTGGTAACAATGCAGCTACCATAAATTCATCTGCATCTATTCTGCGAAATTGCGACTTTGTTTGTCCAGACAAATACTTATGTATGGTTGGTTGTATTAGTTTTATATTTTTAAGTTTTCTATAATCAACATTCAGTCTTGTACTCTCATCAAATTTTGTGTTATTTGAGTAATCTACTAGTCGGTCTAATAATTTGACCCTTAACGGAATTGGTAGATAATGAAAGTTTATTCCTAGAAATCCATCAGAGTATGCTTCTAATGGTAATACTAAAGGAAACGTGTCGTAGTAAGGAAGAGTCTTCTTGAACTTAGGATCATAGAAGAACATATTCAACTTACCTACAAATGGTTTATTATTTCTTTTACCATCTCTTATCAAGTCTAGAGCGCCTGGCTTACCAAACTCTTTAATCTTATCTTTGTACCACTGAGTAGAACGAGGTCTACCACCAGCTGCATCCAGAACGCTTTGTATAAATTTTGACTGTGCCATATAACTATTTATACTTTTTCTTGTGGGTTTTTCTAGTGGAGGTTTGCATTGTTTTTTAGGCTTGACTTCAATGATATATTTCTTAACAGAATCGTCTGCTTGTTTGACCTTTATATAGAAATCTGGAAAATAACGATGTATTCTACCATCCCAAGGTGAAAGATATGGTATGATAATCTCTTCACTACCCCATTCAAGCACAGAGGTATTGTTATCACAATAGACCATAAACTTACGCTCCCACAGAGAACGATAAACTACGTTGTGAGGATTCCCCTTATACTTTTGAGGATTTCTTGGATTATATCTACCTTTGTATGACATCTCTTATAAATAGTTCAAAGTTTGTAAAGGTATTTAGTATGTCAGATAGAATAGGTATCACTAGTTTTATACAATCTAATATAGCAGGAAGAATAAATTCTACAGTTTCAAATGCTGCACAATCTGCAATAAGAAATATAAGTGGTCTTAACAGAGATGGTAATAACTCTTCTTTAGCTAATATATTTAATCTTGGAGGAGGAGGTAAGTTTGGTACTAATCTTTTAGCTTATCCTTTTGATGTAGATTCTGATCCATCTCAAGGTCATTATATAATGTTTAATGTTAAAGAAGTATCTGCAGCTAAATTAAAACAAAACAAATCAAGAAAAGAATTTAGAGCAATAAAACGTGATCTTGAAAATGAACTAGCTAGTATAGGTGGTGGGGGTATTCCTTCTGATAATGAAATAGCTGACTTTGAAAAAATAAATAGTAAAATTGAGAGAATAAATGATAAATTAAATACAGGTGGTGCCGGTGGTAAATTAAATCGTTCCATACAGTTAGCGCAAAGACCAACAGTAAGAACAAATACTGCAATTGCGTTGTATATGCCTCCTAGTGTACAGGTTAGTTACGATGTAAAATATGGAGATCAGCAGATAGGTTCTTTAGCACAAATAGGACTAAATGCTATTGAGGCTTTTAGAGGAACAGGAAGTACACTTTCTAAACTTAATAAACTAAGAGCAGATGCTGGTTCTACCACTGAAGAAGGTTTAAAAAATGCACTAAATGCTTCGTTAGATACTTTAGCGCCAGGGGCAAGAGCATTACAACAAATAGAAAGTGGTACGGTTGTCACTCCAAGAATGGAATTAATGTTTGAGGGTGTTGGTAGAAGAAGTTTTAATTATACTTTTGTTTTTATACCAAAGAGTCAAGGTGAAGCTCAAATGGTAGAAAGAATTGTTCAAGCATTTAAAGAAAATATGATGCCAGAATATGCTAATGATGCTACAAGAAGAGAAATGAAAATTCCAAACACATTTGATATAACGTATATGTATCAAAATTCTGCAAATGGTTTTCTTAATAAAATATCAGAGTGTTTTTTAACAAAGGCTGATGTGCAATATGGAGCAGATCGTTTTACTGCATATGAACCAACATCAGGAATACATGGTGGTGGCCCTCCAGCACAAAAAACTACATTAACTTTAGCTTTTACTGAGTTAGAAGTTCTTAGTAAAGATCACGTTAAACAAGGATATTAATAAATGTATTTTGCAAACTTTCCTTTAATAGTATATGATTCTGTGGGTGATGATAATTTTAAGATAGTTACTAACTTACTAAAACGTGTTGCATTAAGAACAAAGGTTAGAACTAACACTTTATTCTTTGATACTTATGATGTTAAAGAGGGTGAAACACCAGAAATGATAGCAGATAAACTATATGGTGATTCAACTTTACATTGGATAGTTCTATACGTTAATAATATAACAGATCGATATCATCAATGGCCATTAACATCTGGACAATTTAATGCTTTTATTGCTGATAAGTATTCTAACATTGATGCTGTTCATCACTATGAGGTATCACAAACATCTGGTGATACTTCAGTTAAGATTGACATAGGAACTGATACAACAGGATATTCTGAATCAGACCTTACTACAGTTACAAATAGAGAATTTGAAGAGGACAGACAGGACACGTTAAGAAAAATAAGACTATTAGACCCAGCTTATGTACCACAATTTGTGGAAGAATTTGAAACCCTTATAGGATCAAGTGTGTTATAATGTCATTACTGCAAGCAGTCGGAGATTTTGAGTTACTTACAGCTATCATAACTACTTCTTCTGGATTAGAAGTAGACATTTCTTCTTCTATAGTAAATATAACAATATATGAAGACACTTCATCTACATCTGTAACTGGCGAAATTTTAATACAGGATGCTTTTGCTCTTACAAACATAGGCCCAATAATTGGTCAAGAGTATTTAAGATTAAAGGTAAGAACTCCCTCTCTTGATGGAGAGGAAAATACTATAGACTTTACTGAAAATGTTTTATTGATAAATTCTGTGCAAAATAGAACTACTGTAGGTAATAGTGTACAAGTATACATATTAAATTTTACAACTTCTGAACTTCTAAAAAATCAAAGAACTAAAGTTTCACGATCTTTAAAAGGTTCTTATTCAGACATTGTAAAAAAAATGTTAGAAGATGAGTTAGATTGTAAAAAAGATATTTATCTAGAACCTACTGCTGGTAATAAAAAAATTATTGCTCCAAATATACGGCCCTTTGATGTAATTAGAATGGCATCTAGAGAAGCTGTGTCTAGTCTAGTTCAAGACCCAACAGTATCAAATTATATTTTCTATGAAACTCTTAAAGGTTATCATTTTAGGAGTTTAGGAAGTCTTTATGCTCAAAATTCAGTACAAGACTATACTTCATTTATTAAAGGTAGTAACATTCAAGCTGGTGGTTTTATTGATATTGAAAGAGAATTAGGTAATGTTCTTGATTTTGAAATCGTATCAGGCAGTAACTCTTTAGTTAATTACACAACTGGTGTATTTGCATCAGACCTTATCGTACATAATATCTTTAATAAATCCATTAAGAAACACTCATATGGTATATTTGAAGATTTTAAAAACGAACAACACATAGGACGTTATCATGATAAAGAAAAGAAAAGTGTGTTTCCAATATACAGTCATTTAGCTGTAGAAGATAATGGAAAGACTGTACAGGATTTTAGATCAAGAATATTTGTCGCCCCCATATCACAAAATGGTGTTGCAGATGCTCAACACAACACAATTAATGATACAACACCTTTTACTCCAAGTGATCCACAGAATTGGCTACAAGTAAGAACATCTCAGTTACTTCAATTGGAACAAGGTATAATGGTCAACATTCTTACTCATGGTAATACAGTTGTTCATGCTGGAGATATTGTACAACTGGATTTGCCTTATGATGCTGCATTTAAAACTACAGAAAATGAACAAAACGATAGATTTTATAAAGGAGCATTTTTTGTAAAAAGATTACGTCATGATTTTGATTTTGGTGACAAAAAACATAAAACACACATGACACTTGTAAAAGATTCTCTGGATAAATCTCTTGATGGCCCAGATGACAATTTTGAACCTAAACCAAGTGGTTCTGCAAAAGTAATAGATACTCTTGATGAACTATATCCAAGACTTTAGAAAGGAGAAACGTATCAAAACACACACCCTAAACTTTTAATCTGAAAAACA